ATTGGATACATTGGTTGAGCCCATGGTAAATCTGTTACAGGTAATTCGCTTACATTGTCTGTGTGCCAACCAAATATTCTAAGTTGACACCTTCCCATACCTAAAGGATCTACTCGGTTTTCAACAACACCGATAAACCAAGTAAAGCCATCTTTTCCTAAAAAATTTTCCATTATAATTTAACTGTATTTTGCCAAATACCAGAATCATTGTTGATACCAGTATATGATTTAGGTGTGCTATCTTTTGCAATTTCAAGAACAGTTTGAAATGCTGTTGGTTGTATAATGTGCCTTACAGCTGTCACCAAATATTTACCAGAATAAAATTCATCTAAGCTTTTTGTTTCTGTGGTTGGTTTTAAAGTTAATAAATTAAAGTTAATTGTTCGACCAACAGTAATTCCTGAATCACCAGGTATTTTAATCTTTAACACAGTATAATTTGCCAATGAAATCTGTGCAGTTCTATTTGGCACATACGTTTCAATTGCAATATCTTTTGCAACTCCACCATTAACTGCCTGCTTTATATATGGCTGATTTTGTTGAAAGGCATTGCTAGTAGCTACCTTAAACGAAGCATTGTAAGAATCGGCATTTGTCAAACCTAATCTATTTTTTAATGAGTTTGTTGGGCTACCAGGATTTAATGTTTTTGCTTGAGATTTATATTTAAGATAATTAAAATCTGTAACCTTACTTGTTCTAGACATGGTATCAAGAGATATAAGTCGATTTGATAATGTACCAGCATTAACATCATTCATCATATCATAAACCTTAACAAACTCATAATCTAAAACACTTATTGTCTTTTCTTGAAATGATTGTGTCTTATCTTCTATACCTTGTTGTTGATATTTGTATGTGGTATAAATGTTATCTTTAAACATAGATTGTAAAGAACGGAAATTAAATCCATCTTTTGTTTCAAAAAATAACATATCAGCACCAACTTCACCTGTGCCTTTTGGTCTTGCATATGTTGACAACCAACTGATTGCTTCAAAAGGTTTGAAACGAGGCACAATAAAATCATTTATGCCATTTGTTTTTTCAATTCTTATTTTTTCTTTTTGTACTTTTAATTTATCAACTAATATATCGGTAATGACTTTATCGATTTCTTTACCTTTGTATGATTTACTAATTTTGGTTTGTTCTGATAACAATAATTCTTCTGAACAAAAATAGAATGTATAACTCTCAGAGTTTAAGTTACCAACAGGTTTTCTATCTCCTATTTTATACACTCGATATACTTGTTTATTCGTATTTGGAGCATTTTTAGATTTTGCAAAAGTTATTTCAACAAATTCATTTCCTGTCAAATCTAATAATTCAATATATCCTTGAGCATCTACAATAGTAACATAACCAGATACAGAGAAACTGTAAATATCTTCATAATAAGATAATTCCAGTAACATCTTTTTCATTTCAAATCGTTGGCCAGAACCTGTTAAAAAATTAATAGATTCTAAAGAATAGTCTTGCGGATAAAACGCACCAGGATTTTCTACATCGGTGTAAATATTTTGGTCAATTTCAGCCATATTTTAAGCAGCCATCAAATCAGTAAATTGTTTTTCTAATTGGTCAACATAAGCAGAATTTAAAATTTTAATACTTCTTTTAGACTCATTTAAATTTAGTTCATAATCATAATATGAAACAGTAGATTTTGCAATTGTAACTGTTACGTTTCCTGTTGGTAAAGCATATGTATTTGTGCTTACAACCAATGAATTATATGCCGTCTGGTCAATAATAATATTTTTGGTTGTTGTTATTTGAGTTACTGCATCATATTGTGTAATATTTTTTTCATAATGATGTATAGTTGAATATGGATTAAATGAGGTATACTTATTTGTTATGTAAGCATCAAAATCATTAGATGATAGTGGCCAGTCCCATTGTGGGTCTGTTATTTGATTTGCAAACAATACAATCCAATACCGATAAGAATCACCATAGTATTTGTATGCCACAATTTCAGGTGTATCACCGTCTTGCACATCATAATCATAATACACCATTGGATTTTTTAAAATCTCTGGTATAATGGAACACCGAGCCATTAAATCGGTCATAACAACCGAATTACGATTCAAGTCTGTTTTTATAACTTTTGGTAGAGTATCAAAATATTGCATTTTAATATCCTTGTTCTATTCTATCTCGTGTCAAGAGTTCGATTTCTTTAAAATTAATTGTTAATTGAATTTGAGTTGGTGCACCATCAGATTGAGTGGTAAAACCATTTGGTGCATAATTCACATCAATATTTTCTATAACACTTTTGGTTATTTTATTAATTTTTTTATTCTCTTGGCCATTAAAAAAGAATTTTGGTGTAAAAATAGAGGGAGGCACAAAAAACATACCTGCTGAACCTGTAGCAAGTCGAGGAGCGGCATGAACTTTAAATAGTTTAATAATCTTTTCTACAGTTGCAGCTTCTTGTTTTGAATATGGTGTAAATGTAAAAGCCATTTGATAAGTTCTAAAATCAATGCCGTCAAATAAAATCTGTTGTTGTGGATTAAAGGCGTAGCCTTGACCTCTTAATAGTAATTTGGCTGGTCCTGAATTAATGGCTCCTAAAACAGTTTTGGCCGCTTTGCCGACAATAGGTGTTTGTTGTGCTGCAGTGGCTAAACTTAATTTGTCATATTGAGCCGCATATGTGAAGTTTACTGTTTCTGGAATATATAATGAAATCGTTCCAACTGTTTTTAAATCTGGTTGAGTAAATTCAATTGATTTTGTAATACTGTTTGGATCTTCACGAAACTTAGAAATACTATTAGCTAATTGATTATATGTTTCTACAGGACTTGTAATTGCATCTGCGATTCCGGTGGCTGCAGCAGTGGCCGCAGACTTAGCTGCACCAACGAGTTTATTTGTTACCTCTTTAAATGAAGCAGGTTTGATTTCACTAATTGTAAATTGAATATAATGGCCTCTGGTGGCAGATTGTAAATCTCGTGGATACTGTAAATCGGTTCGACCAAATTTATTTTGATAGAGAGAACCGAGAGGTCCGTTAACCACTGCACCAGGTATTGACACTCCACCGATTGATGTTGGTATTGAAATGATAGCCATTAGGTTGTCCTAAAAAGAAAGATACATAATACTATATTTATGGCATATTCTGGACGATTTACACCTTCAAACCCTCAAAAATACATTGGGGACCACAAGAATATCATCTACCGCTCTTCATGGGAGTGTAAGGTGATGAACTGGCTCGACAAAAATTCAGATATTATCTCATGGGCATCTGAAGAACTCACTATACCTTATAAGTCACCTGTTGATGGCCAATGGCACCGATACTTTCCTGATTTTCTGGTGAAGATGCGAACCAGAGATGGCCAATTAAAAACAATGATTATTGAAGTCAAACCTAAACGGCAGGCACAACCACCAGAACCACGCAAAAGAGTAACAAAACAGTATATTAATGAGGTGGCTACATGGGGTGTGAATCAATCCAAATGGAAAGCTGCCACCGAGTATTGTTTAGACCGTGGTTGGGAATTTAAAATTCTTACTGAAGAACATTTAGGACTGTGAACTATTTGTAAATATGTTCTTTTAAGTATTGGTGTGAACTTGGTAAAGATTGAATGAAGCATTTCATATTTTTATCACGAGCTTGAAATGATTCATGTTCTTTTTTGTAATAATCAATCAAATCTTTATTTCTTAAATTATTTCTATACCATAGATTTTCATTAGGAGAATAGCCCATACCGGCAAGAATATATGGACCTCCAGCTTGTGAATTATATCGTGAATAATCTCTCAATTCACCTGAATACACAATTGAAAGGTGATAATCTTCACCTAAATTTACTGAATAATCAACATTTTCAGTAACATATTTCCAATAAGGAGTATCATCTCTTAATGAATATGCATAGTGAATTTCAACAAAAGACCTAAAAGTTTCCAATTCTTTATTTGACAAGTAGTTAAAAGAATCTATATCAACTTTTCTAATTTGGCATTCTCTTTTACCTAAGAAGTCCAAAAGCCTCAAAATATTATTGTGGGCGGTAAGTAAACCAGTAGATTCAAGAGGTTCTAAAAATCCATATGCCAAACCAACAGCAACAACATTCTTAACCCAAGCTTTTTCTCTTTTTCCGTTTCTAATTTCAATTGGGTGTATTTCAAGTGAATTTATATCAACATAAGGAAACTTTTTGGAGATGTGATTTTTGTATTGTTGTAGTGCTTCTTCTTCCGTTGTAAACTTGGTGGAATAAACATATCCAGACCCAATGCGAGACCAAACGGGGATATTCCAAACCCATCCATTTTCAATGGCCGTGCAGTTTGTAAAATTCTCTAATTGAGTTTCTTTGTCATCATAAGGAATTGCACAACGATATGCTCTGTTGTTAATTAATGTTTCACCAAAAGATGAAAATTGAGAACCCATTTCTTTTTCAATAAGTAAAGATTTGAATCCAGTACAATCAATAAACAGGTCAGCAGAAACTTTGGAACCATTGTCTAAATTTAATGTAGTAATATTGTCGAACTCATCTTTTGAACAATCAACATATTCTCCAATAATGTGATTCACACCATTTGGAATAGCAATGTGGTCTCTTAAATATTTTCCAAATAAACTTGCATCAAAATGATAAGCCGTGTTGTATTTGAAACTGAAGTTTGTAAATTCACTAGCTTGCTTATTGTATTTTGGAAGATAAGATGCACTATTAACGAACAAAGCAAAAGTTTCTTCAGGATAATACTCTGGATATAATTGTTTCAAAGCAAACCAAAGATTAATTTTCTCTTTTACTGAATTACCAAAAGGATAATCAAAATAAGAACCTTTTTCTCTAAAATCTGTAAAACGAATGGAGTTTTTATAGGTGGCATTACAGAGAGGCATCCATTCCTCATCTTCAATACCTAACCAGTCTATGAATTTGTTGATTTGTTGAAGTGTAGATTCACCAACACTAATGGTTGGTATTTTTGAAGATTCAATCAATGTTATTTCAACATTTTTTAAGTTTTTTGATAGGGCTGCAGCTGTCATCCAGCCAGCGGATCCACCACCAAGAATTGCAATTTTTTTCACCAACATAAAACCTCCATAATTTTTCAATATTTATATAGACTCCCATAGTGTATCATAAGTTACTGAGAATGTCAAGACCATAAAGTTTTATGGATACGCAACTAAATAGTAAATGGCATCCAAACTCACACAACTGGCACGACAAAAGACCGCTTCGGAACTTCAAACGATGGGCCGAGATGCTTATCGTTGGTTAACTAAAAAGATAAGTTCACTTGGTAATTCTACAGGTATTGCTTCCACTATTGCACGAGAAGATAGAGGTAATCACTTTTACAATGGTGGATTGTATTTCTTTTATTATGATCCAAAAACAAAAGCAGACTTACCATATTATGACCGATTTCCATTGGTATTGGTATTAAACATTGAGGCAGATGGGTTTACTGGTCTAAACCTACATTATTTACCAATTCAGTATAGAGTCGCCTTTTTGGATAAATTGATGGATTTTGCGGTGGTTGATGGCAATAAAGACATACAGCGTATGAATGTCACCTATGACATATTAAACGCCTCCAGGCGGTTTAAAGAGTTTAAACCATGTTTCAAAAAGTATTTGATGAGCCATGTTCAGTCAAAAATACTTGCCGTTCAACCAAATGAGTGGGACATTGCGGCATTCTTGCCAATTCAACAGTTTAGGAAAGCTTCCGTTTCTAAAGTATGGCAAGAATCATTAGAACAGATACGATAAGGAAATAAGATGGCAGGTTCGATTACCGAATTCAAAGCAAGTTTCAGAAAAGACTTAGCACGACCAAATAAGTTTGATGTGAATATTCCTGTTCCATTAACTTTAATACCTTATGTTAATAATGCAAAAAGTTTAAATTATCGGTGTGAGAGTGCTAATTTGCCAGGACGTTCTCTTGCAACAACAGAACAAAAGATTGGTTCAAATCCTGTTGAGAAGTATCCTTATTTGTCCACATTCAACGATATCTCGTTAATATTCATAGTCGATGATGACATGAGCCAAAAGGTATTTTTTGATGCTTGGTTAAATTTTATTAATCCACAATACAATTATAATTTTAGATACAAAGGTGATTACGCAACAGTCATCACAATTAATCAATATGATGTCACCAATCAAGTATCATATTCTTGTAATTTATACGATGCTTATCCTATTTCCATAGATGAGTTGGGACTAGATTGGGCCCAAGATGGTTACCACAAACTAAGAGTTACATTTGCATACACATACTGGCAGAATAATTCATTACAGGCTTATGGTATGCAATTGGTTGATGCTGGACTTGCATATGTTTCTGATGCAATTGGTGGTTTGGGTGGTAATGCAATTGGTGCTTTAGGTCAAGCAGGTAATTCTTTACCAAATGCTTTATCTGGTGGAAATGTGGCACAAGATCCAGACCAATTATTGCCACCAGATATTTCAGCAACTGAAGCCGGTTTGGCTCCAGGAGAAAGATTCGTAAATTGATTTTATTATAAGGAGTTAATTATGGCTTTACCAAAAATTGATGTGCCGACATACGAAATTGAATTGCCGGTTTCAAAAACAAAAATTAAATATAGACCGTTTTTAGTAAAAGAACAACGAAATCTATTGATGGCGATTGAATCATCTGAATCGACCACCATTCAACAAAATATTAAAGACATTCTATACAATTGCACACTTACTGAAGGTGTGAACATAGAGAATTTGCCTATCATTGATGTTGAATATTACTTCATTAATCTTAGAGCTAAATCAGTAGGTGAAGTGGTTGAATCACGGTATCGGTGCAATAATGAAGTAAATGGTACAGAATGTGGCAATATTATGGAAAAAGAAGTTGATTTAACACAAGTCAAAGTTCAGATGAAAGAAGATATTTCTTCCGAAATTCAATTGACACCAAACATTTCAATTAAGCTAAAGTATCCCGAATTTGGCATTGTGAAAGATTCATTGAAGTATGATGATATTAATGATGTTACATTCAATATGATTGCACAGAGTATTGAATATATTTACGATGGCCAACAATTTTATTATGCAACTGAATCAACACCAGAAGAATTGGTTGAATTCGTTGAAGGTTTAAACCAAGAACAATTTGGCAAAATTGAAAATTTCTTTAACAATTTACCAAAGTTAAAAGAAACATTGAATATTAAATGTAGTAAATGTGGTTTCGACCATAAAATTGAAGTAGAAGGACTTGAAAGTTTTTTCGGTTAACATTTCGTCATGACAATTTAAAGAATTACTATAAGACAAACTTTTCGTTGATACAACACCATAAGTATAGTTTGTCAGAGCTTGAAAATATGATGCCTTGGGAACGGGACATTTACGTTTCTATGTTGATTGCGTATATTGAAGAAGAAAACCAA